AAATTAAAACCATAAAAAACAAAAATCATGGCATTTGATGTAACGGCATTAAGCCCATTCGTAAACGAGCAGCAATTCCCATTGCTGACCAAGGCATTGGCAGGTGGAAGAACTGCTGAACTAATGAGAAAGCAGTTGGGTGTGAAAGGACCAACAACTGTGAATTTGATGGATGTTGATGTGAACATGGCACAAGCAGGTGCAACTTGTTCATTTGCTGCTGATGGTGATGTGACATTCACACAGCAGACAATTGATGCAAAGCACGTGAAAATCAACATGGAGTTCTGCCCAAAGAAATTGGAGAACTACTACCTTTCTACTCAATTGGCACCTGGAGCAATTCAAGATTCAATGCCATTTGAAGAAGTGTTCAGCAATTACCTTGTTGAGAAAATCCAAGACGAGATTGAAAAAATCATCTGGCAAGGTGATGGAGCAGGTTCTTCTGGAACGAACTTGGACATGTTCGATGGTATACTTCAGAATGCTGCATCGTTCACAGATTGCAACGTGGCAGCTTACAACGGTTCAACACTATCTTCACCATTGACTGTTGCGGAAATGGTTGAAGCAGTTCAGCGTGTATATGCATTGACTCCATCAGCAGCAGCAGCACAGCCAGATTTCAAAATCTTCGTTGGCCTTGACAAATTCAGACTACTTGCAGCAGGAATCCTTGATGGAAGCGGATTGACTTCAACAGGTGGACAGCTTGCGAACTATGCATCTGACTTCGATCCATTCAGACTTGTTTATCCAGGAACCAACATTGAAGTTATCGGTGTGAACGGATTGACCGGATTGAATGGCGTTTATGGTGCATCATTGAACAACCTTGTTCTTGGTCTTGATCTTGATACTGACACATCAGATGCAGGTCTTGAAGTATGGTACAGCAAGGATAACAGAACCATCCGTGTTGCCTGTGAGTTCATCATGGGAACACAGGTGGCCTTTCCAGATCAGGTTGGTAAAGTAGCAGTTTAATCTGCATTGAATTGATTCAAAGGTGGTGGCAGAAATGCCATCACCATCACTAAAAAAACAATTAGCAAATGAGCTGCCCGTTAACATCAAATTTTGCGCTGCCATGTAGAGACAGTGTAGGTGGAATTTCCAAATTGTACATTGCAACATTGGCTGATTACGAATCATTAGGTGAAACAGTCAGCGGTGGAGACATCACAGCTTTTGCAACTGCATCTTTGGTTTTCCAATCGTATGAGCAACTGAAGGAAACATCAGCGGTGACAGAGACAATCACGGCATCCATTCAGAATGGCACTGTTTATATGGCACCAGAAGTGACTGTTGTCCTTCCAAAATTGGCAACTGCGACACGTGACGAAATCAAGCTGTTGGCGCAGAATCGTGTTGTGATTATGTACACAACCAATGACGAAACGCCAAACACGTTTGTTGTTGGAAGGTCAAATGGTCTTGAAATAACTGCCGGAACAGCAGCAACAGGAACTGCATTTGGTGATCTGCAAGGATACACGTTGACATTCTCTGGAATGGAACCTGCAATGTCCTTGAAGTTAACACCAACAAGCGGAACTGTTGACGATATGATTGCAACAATCAGCAACTAAGAAATTTTCTTTTCTCTCTCTGTGTTAGGAAGGTGTGGCGTTTCTGCTGCACCTTTCTGCGTTTTGGCACAATCTGAACCATTTGCTATTTAAAGAAAAGCACAACAACAATGGCAAGCACAGTAACACCAAGCACGGCAACAATCACCATTTCAGAAGGTCTAAACCTTGCGGGAATAGATCGTGGTGGGTCGCATACTCGTACAATTGAAAATATTGCAGAAGCTGACAGGCGTGTGATGACTGTCGATTCTTCCAATGAAATTGATTTGATTGAATTGAACAGCGACAATGGCCAAGGCAAGTTTGTCAGAAGTTCAATCAAGTACATTCGTATCACGAACCTGGACAACACCAACTTCATCCGTGTAAGATTCAAGAAAAGTGGAGCAGAAACTGCTGACGTGAAAGTTGATGCAGGTGCCACATTTATGCTATCATCTGGCAGCATGGATGCAGACACGGCCGCAGGTGCATTCAGCGCATTCGTTGACATCGACAACATCAGCGCACAATCTGATACAGCAGATGTGGACATTGAATATGTTGTTCTTTCGGTGTGATAAACATCGAACGAAATAGCACCAATGAAGTGGCTGTGACATTGACCGAATACGGCACAGCAACCTATTACTTGTTTGAATTAAGAAGTGATACAACAGAAGGTGTGCAATATTGTGTGGCACAGGACACATCAACATTTCCGAACAGATTCAACAAGTTCGAAATCACAGAAGTTGGAAGCGGCACACCAACACCAACAGCAGGTGAAGTGAAGTTGGGCAATGATGGCCAATGGCGTTATTACATCTATTCCAACAGTTCATCTTCAAATCTTGATCCAACAGGTCTGGCCTTGTTAGAACAAGGAATCGTGAAGGTCATCGGCACACCTGCACCATCTGAAGTGTACACAGGTGGCAATCAAACTTACACAGTCTATGGCGAATAGCTTATCAATATTGAACTTTGAAGCAAACGTAGTTCCGGAATTTAAGGAACAGCGTGGCAAGGATTGGATTCTGTATGGCTCCGAAGGCGATTATAAGAATCGTTATCCAGACTTCCTGTTGGAATTGTACAGAAACAGCGCAAAGCATCATGCTATAATCAACAGCAAACGTGATTACATCTGTGGTCGTGGATGGTCCATTGACACAGATGGAATGACAACTGTGATGAAGGCTAAGATGGACCAATTCGTCAAACATCCAAATCCTTATGAATCTTTGGATGACATCTTGGTGAAGGTGGCACATGACCTGGAACTTTATGGCGGCTATGCATTGGAAGTTATATATGACAGCATAGGTGAAAAGATTGCAGCCATCTATCATGCTGATTTCGCAAAGTATCGTGTTTCAGATGATGGGTATTGTTATTACTATTCTGATGATTGGAGCAAATACAATCCAGAAGTTGAGAAGATAGAAGCATTCAATTGGAAGGAACCAGGTGGCAAGCAGTTACTGTACGTGAAAAGCTATCAGCCTAACTGCCAATATTATCCTTTGCCATCATACTTGGGTGCCATCAATTACATTGATCTTGATAGAAAAGTAAGTGACTATTTCAACAAGGGCATTTCCAATGGTTTCATGGCCGGAACACTTTTGAATTTCAATTCTGGCATTCCGACCGAAAGCGAGCAACAGGAAATTGAACGAATGGTCAAAGCCAAGTTCACAGGCACAGACAATGCCAACAGCATTCTTCTGAACTTTTCTGATTCACGTGACAGGTCTGCTGAAATACAGCAACTGAACAGCAATGACTTTGACAAGCGTTTTGACCTATTGAACAAGACGATTCAACAGGAATTGTACGCAGGTCATCAGATTTCAGATCCTGCGTTGTTCGGAATAAAGGAAGAAGGAATCTTCAGTTCACGGAACCAATTGGTTGACAGCTTTGAATTATTCCAGAACACCTATGTCAACGCACGGCAGCAGTTCATTGAAAGGACATTCAATGACTTAGCAGCATTGCAAGGACTGGAAGGAAGGTTGACCATATCTGACACGGAACCAATAAGTGTTCAGTTCTCTGAATCAACCATCATATCTGTGATGACACAGGATGAAATCCGTGAACGTGTTGGTCTTCCAAAATTAGAAGAAGAACAGAAGGTTGAAATTGAAGCATCAGCACACATCTGCTGCAAATCATCAGACAGCAAGGAAGATGATGAACGTGTTCTTGAATACCTGCGAAACACAGGCAGCTTTGAGCATAAAGTTGTGGCTGACAGAAGATTCAAATTCGATAGTTTTGAAACTGCACACATCCGTGAATCTGAATGTCTGAAGTATTGGTTCAGCGAAATAGGACCAATAGAATCAGCAATCCTGGACATCTTGGTCAAGGAACCATCAACACCATTCCTTGCAATTGCAAGAAGTTTGCAGATCACGAATGAAAGATTGATGACAGCCATTCAGACATTGAATGAAGCGAATGCCATCAACATTGTAATCAAGGAAATTGCAGGCAGCACACAGCGAGTTGTTGACGTGACTGCTGAAGGCAAGCGGATAATCGAAGATATCGAACCTGTTGAAGAAGAATTTGGCATCGGTTACGTTTATGACCTACGGCCAGAATTGAAGCAGAAAGGCGAAGCATTGACCATTCCAACATCACGTGATTTCTGCATTGATTTGCTACGTGAAAGCAGACCATCAAATTGGCGTTCAGAAGATGTTCAAGAAATTGGTCCGAATTACACAGGCAAAGTGTGGACCTTGGAAGAAATCCAAAGGTTGGGAATGCAAGAAGGCCGCAATGTATGGAATCGTGGCGGTGGATGGTGGGGCAAATCAATCCATTGCAGACACGAATGGCGGCAAGTTCTGATTACTAAGCAAGCAAACTGATGGCAACACCTGTATTATTCATATCAGAAAGCTATCTGAAGGACAGCACATTGCTGCACGAGAATATTGACTTCAAGTATCTTCGTCCTATCATCATCATGTGTCAGGACATCTATGTTCAGCCAAAATTAGGCAGTACATTGTACGATGAAATAAAGACACAGATTATCAACAGCACATTGACTGTTGCAAATCAGACCTTGTTGGATGACTACATTCAACCATGTCTTAGGTATTGGATTGAATCAGAAGCACCAACAGCTATTTCATACAAGTTCTTGAATAAAGGCTTGATGCAGCAGTCATCTGAAAATGCAAGCACATCTTCCTTGGATGAAATCAATTTCATCAGTCAGAAATATCGTGACAAAGCTGAATGGTACACAGAACGATTGGTCAGATTCCTGTGTGAAAATGCATCAGATTATCCGGCATACCAATCACCAGATTCTGGATTGGATGTGATTCTTCCAGAAAAAGATGTGTACAGCACAGGTATCTTCCTTGGAAATAGGTACAAGGTCAGAAGTTTGCAGGACAAGTACAGAGATGGTTACATTGACTACTAATGGCAAAAGGAATCAACAAGAAGAATTTAGAAAAGCTGAAAAAGTTTGTATACTCTGAACAACATATTCGAAATAATCGAAACACAGGCCAACAGCCATCTGCAGATAAGGCAGTACGGACAAGGTGATGTGTGGGAACTTCAGCCAGAAGAATTGGACTACGTTGTTCTATGGGCAATCGAACAAGGTGCATCTGTGACTGAACGAACATTGACCTATGACATCAGACTGATATGCATGGACAGGGTGCTTCCAGGTGAAGAAAATGAACACGAAGTGATGAGCGACACGATCTTAATTCTGATGGATTTCGTGGCATACTTCAGACAACTGCACACGGAGAAGTTGAGCATCCAAACATCAGTTCAGTTTGAACCATTCACAGAAAGATTCACAGATAAAGTTAGCGGACATAGTTGTGTGCTGTCAATTACACAGCCATTTGCCTATGATCGTTGTCAAATACCAACAAGTTAAAATTTAAGAAATGACCGAATCACAGAAACTAATTGGAACGCGAGGCTGTAAATTGCTGACCGGCACAGGCGCATTCACATCGCTGAAAGGCTATGCTGTTATATCGCAAGAAGACACGGTGTTCACTACGTTTGAAGTTAGTGGCGTTGATGCCCTTGCAGACTTTGGATTGACGGGCGCAACAGTAAAGGCGGGCGCATACATTGTGGTGCCTGCAAGTGATGCCATAACTGCTATTACAATGTCAAGCGGAAGCGTTATCATATACAATCAATAAGCTATGCCGTCTATTTTAACAAGACCATCAGGAGGCGGGGCGGCATTTTCTGTTTCGATTGCTGTTTCCGTTGATGATTCAACACCAGACATTGGTGATACTATTCAGATAACAGCAACACCAACAGGTATAACTCCAACGTCTTACCTTTTCTTTTCTAAAGATTCAGACGATGTGATTACTTTAATTGGCGAACAAGCTGTAAATGTCATCAGTTGGGTTGTTTCGGGTTCGACTGGAAGCACCGAAATTTACGTGCTTGCAACAGATGGAACAGATGAAGTTTATTCTGAACCTGAAACCATAACCGTTAGCGGATTGGTGTTTGATGATTATAATGCAGATTATGGTGTTTTCGCATTGAAACAATTGAGGCTAGGATATAGCGGCCCATTGTGTGAATTAAGACGAAGCTCAGACAACGCACTGAAAGACTTTTATCCAGATGCAAGTGGCAACCTTTCATTGACATCAGAAGATGGTTCAGGCACTTCGCTAGGTACTTGGACAGGTGCTAACGATGCTTACTTATATCAAGTTTATGACCAAAGCGGAAACGGATTTCGATACTTTCAGGTCGTAAATTCATTACAACCGGTTGTTGTGAGTTCGGGAGTATTGAACACGGCTTCAAATGGTCTTGCTTGTTGGACATTTCAAGCGAACGATAGAATGGAAGTTCCCGGGTTGCAATTCAGAGAAACGCTTGATATTTACAATATAATGGAAACATCGGACACGTTGTATCTTCAATACTGGGACCCAAACACTTGGAGTTACTTAGCGCAATCTGGAAGTAGTGGAACTGGAATCTTGAACAATTACGGTTCGCCATCATTGTACGTCAATGGAAGTCTTGAAGCGGTATCTACAAAAGATGACGTGTATCAAGCTCTGGATGGTTTCACGTTAAACATTCATCAAGGAGCATCTACCGAAGTATGGGATGTGTTTAGACACGCCGGATATGGAGGCATTGACTTTACGGGAGATGTTCAGATGGTTGTCGGTTTTTCAGATGAAAGTTCAAATAGGGCTGCAATCGAAACATTGTTAAACGCAATTTATACCATATACTAATGTACTTGAAAGTTACAAGACAAGAAGCTGAGGATATGTTCACGTTTCAAGCGTTGAAGGATACGATTATTCCATTGCGTTACTATCTTAATGCTACGGAGTGTGGTGAGGATTTAATATTGCATTGTGAAGATGGCAAAGGTTTGAGCAAGGAACAGTTGGAGAGATGCAAGCAAACTGAAGAAGAGTCTTGCAACGACGTATAACGACATAAACGGTAAGCTATGGATGCAATTTTAGAAGCACTTGCGAGTTACGGAATCGCGGGAATATTCCTCGCGGTATTGGTTTATTACTTGAACAAACTTACAGACATCCATCGTGATGAAAGGAAAGAATGGCAAGATGCAAACGACAAGCATGTGGAGAAGTTCGCAGATGTGATATCAGAGAACACCAAAGCATTGGTTGAAATGCGTGGAGAATTGAAA